GGTCAACTCTATGGATGGATAGGTTATCCCACTCAGTCAATAGCTCATCGGGTGTTGTGTACATGGTGTAGACTAACTCAAAGGCTGGCTTCTCATAGAGCCACATATAAGCCCTACCTTGCCACTCATACCCACTAACATCACCTTCTGATGGTGTAGCAGGGAAGGTCTCTAATGACCAGGATGACTTAATGTCAATGATACTGTCATCTGTTATGATGTCACAGCAGCCAGTCATGAACTCATTAGATATTCTGAGCTCGTTCTTAGTGTACTGAGTGAACCGTACTGAGTTCAGTAGGTCAATGCCGTTCTGCTCCCAGTCAGTGCCCTTGATCATTGGCTTAGTCTTGATCTCTGTGGTGTATCCGTAGAAGTCCTGCTTAGCTATCTTACGTATCTCTGACTTAGTAGTCTCAGATAGTACCTCTGACTTACTCCTTGAGTTGGTCATTAGGTTGCCGAGTTGTGATGCTCTCCACTTCATAATCTTGCCTCCTGTTCTTTAGTTAGTGAGAACTCATTTCTTAACCTCTCTATTGAGTAGTCACCACCAGATGCAATAAAATCAAGTGCTGCTTGTAGTCTCTCATCTTGTATTGGATGCTTGGTTGGTGCTGACTTGGTTGGTGCTGGTTTGCTTGCTGCCTCACCATCGTCATCTACTGCCTGTAATGATAGAGTAGATTGCAAGGTGTAACGTCTATAGTAAGTGATGGCACTACCTTGCTGTTGTGGATTCATGCCTGCTGGCAGTTCCATACAAGACTCAACCTTTGCACCTGAGTCAATGTCTATAATCTGAGTGCAGACACTATTGCCCTGGATAGGTTGCAGGAGTAGTAAGCCATTCTCAAGTAGAATAGGCTCAACTGCCTCAATGATTGCATTCAAGTTGGCATACTTAGAATGATGACTTGTAGCATTCTTGGTAACCTTACCGATTGCTAACTTAGCTCTGTGGAGCTTTTGGTGGAAGGACAGTGTTGCCTCTTCGTTTGCCTGTCTGATTTTCTCAGATGAGCTAATTAATTGCTTTTCCATAAATTGATTATTTTCAGTAAAGTTAAGAAAGTTTTGCATATATACAAATAAAAGTTATTAACAATTATCTGTTGATTCGTTATTTATACCCTTAACAGCACATTTGTACTTCTTTCTCAGATGCTTGAGCTTGACGTTGAACTTTGGCATTTTTAGTTTAATTCTCATAGTAGTTGTATTTCTTTTTTGACTTTGTTCCATATATGTACTTCACTATTATATCCTAATACTTTTATAATCTCATCCACAGCTATTAATGCAGCCTTTTTAGCTATCACAGTACATAGTATCTCTTCACCACATTCAGTATCACTGTTCATTAGCATTATCCTATAGGTATCAACTAACTCTCTTGCCTTATCTTTTGCACTCATATCCCTTCTGTAAATTGTTCATACCACACCACAAACTCATCAAACGACCTCACAATGATATACACACCTCCTGCTCTTTCAATGGATGCTTGATACTCCTTCTGCACCTGTGACTGTACATCCTTGCCGTACTTAATCTCTATCTTAACTGACCTCCCTCTAATGGTAGATGAGATGTCAGCAGTGCCTTTAGTACTTTGTCCTGGTGTCCACTTGCCAGGCAGCTGCTTATGGTAAGCAATCTCACCTGTGCCTACTTGTATCTTAGCTCCTTCCCTGTACTGCCCTTGAGAGCTGATACGTTCAGCTTGACCTCCTTTGTAGGTGATGTAAGCAATCACACACTTAGTCAGTGCGTTGGCTGAGTTATCACTCCACTTAGTGAAGGCCATGTACTTCTCATCCAGGGATGGATACTTAAGTCTCAAGTCCTCCAGCTCGAGTGCCTTGAGTAGTTGTTGATTTGTTTTGTTCATGATATCATGTATAATATTTGATTTAATTTATTGACTCCAACTGGGATATATCCAAACCATTCTGTTGGCAAATCTTTTGCAACTTTTGATACCTGTTTTTCCAATGACTTACAGAGTCTAATTTCATTCTCAAGTCGTTCAATTTCTCTTTCATTGGCTTTGAGTTGATCACTGACTGATTGTATTCTTTCTCTATACTCTTCAATAAGTTTAACTGCGTTTGATGTTCCTTTTTGATACTGTTCAAAATCTCTAATTGGTTCTCGTAATTGGGATTCATATTCTTGTAATTCTGAAAGCAATCTTCTTTTTTCAATTTCAATTTCAATTTCAATTGTTCTTTTATGAGATTGTAATTTATATCCAATATCTTCTTTTGATGGATGTAATTCTTTTGTGATTCTGATAAACTTCCCTCTAAGCTCTGCAATTTTTCCTTCTCCGTCATGTACTCTTGTAGCAATTTGTTCAATAGTTGTGTTTCCAGTGATACTATCTCTTCCATGGATTTGATTTCCTTTGTCATCTATGTAAATTTTAAATGTTAATATTTGATTCTTATCAATAAATTCTTGTTTTTTTTCACTTAAGTCACTTGATTTTATCACTTCAATGATGCACTCAGTACCATCCAGCAGGTTAGCTTTAACATCTGCTCTATATCTACTACCTTCAAGCACAACTTCTGGATTAGCGTTATCAATTAACACATTGTGGCCTTTGTAAATAAAGTATTTTTGCTCTATTATTTTACCTTTAAAGTCTTTATGCTCAAAGGACTCATCTATAAAATTAGAGAAGTCAGTAATAACTCCATTGATAACAAAGGATGCATCTTTAGTCAGCTTCCAGTGAGGTGTTTGATTATTAAAATATGGTTTAAATTTTATCTGTTTATCAGGCAGTCCATACCAATCACGCTTGCTTAATTTTATGGCCTCTAATATACTCACCTGGTTGTTATGCTCATCATAAGCATAAGGCCATTTGTTTATTCGTTCTTGTTCCATTAGAAAGGTGCTTCATTAATTGCTGTAAAATCATCTTCTGGTGGCTGTGGACTCACCTCTGTACTTGTTGCGATGCTATCAATCTGAAACCATCTTGTACCATTGCTATTTCCTTCTGTATATTCTTTATTATAGAACTCACAGTATCTCTGTATCCAAGATGTAAATCTCTTTTGTTTCAACCACTGCTTAAAGTCCTTATTCTCATCAATAAACTTATCAAACACTAAGTTCTTATTGATACGATTTCCTTCTGTTATCTCATCTGTTTCTTTTATCCACTCCAGGAACTCAGCAGATGTCTCATTCACTAACTTTCTATTCTCTAAGTTCTTGTGCTTAAAGTCAACAAGTCCATGTTGAAGGTAGTAAGTCAAACAGTTAATCATGAAGTGGTCAAATCGAGCCCACTCTAACTCATCCCAGTCATCAAATAGCATGTGGCCAAAGTGATCAAGTGGTGAGTTGTTTGAATTAAAAAATGAGCTCATTTCTACCTCAAATTTTCTACGTTCAAAACTTCCTCCAAGGCCTCCGATAGTGTAGTTGGTTGTAATCACAATCTTTGGTGACTTAGTCACTGGTAGCTTGATTGCATCCTGGCCTTTATACTCAAGTGTGATTCCTTCTGTTATAAGTGAGAATAGATTCTCAAAGTTAAAGTTCTTTTTAACGTCATCAAATACCAACAACTGAGTATCAACAGGAACAGCTTGATAAGGGAAGGATTTGGTAAACTCAAAGGTCTTACCATCAATAGATGCTACTTTCTTGATGTAGCTCAAAGCATTCCAGAAGAGTGACTTGCCACTTCCTCCGTTTGGATTCTCAGACATAGTCTCATCATTGAATACTATTGCTTTATTATTAGCAGCAGTCTTAAAGGAGTGCATTAAGTATCCTATGACTGACTTTAATGAGTCATATTTCTCAGTATCTTGAGAGGAACAAAGCCATATAAAGGTTCTATACTCTGAGTCATGGTGATCAGCATCAATAAAATCTCTATCAATCACTTGTTTTTTCCACACAAAGCCGTCAAGTTCTTTATACTCTACCTTCTCAACGTTATTTTTATTAACTTTTAGAGCACAATTTCTGTAATATATCCAGGCGAAGTCCTTACCATCCTGCTCAACTGTGAATTGTGCAGTATCAAGCATAGATAAGTAGGCAGGAGTGAATGACCTGGTAGATGCAGCCAGTGTATCATACACCTCAAAGTGTAGGCTCTCCATTTGTTTCTTAAGTACGTAGTCTTTTATCCAATACTCAGATACCTCATCAACAAAATTATCATCCTTATAGATAAAAGTGAATGTTTTTGAGTTAGTTATAGGATAATGTTTAAAGAAATTATTGTGCTCAAGATAAAACTTAAACTTGTGAGGTGATACTTTCATTTTGCCCTTATCATCATGAGACCAAAACTGCTCCAGGTCAATAGTTGATTTGGCTGAGTCAATTTCAAGTTTAATAAATTTAGGCTCAATGGTTGGGAACATCTCAAATATCTCTTTATCTGACTTACCAATCTTAGCGCTACCAATTATCTTGCCTTTCGTTTCTTTGTCATCAAAGAACTGAGTCTTAAATTTTGCTGTGTGTTTATAAGCAGATGCAATCAATGCTTTTATTTCACTTTCTGGAAAGTCTTTCTCTGCATTTGGCAGGATGTAAGATTCACATGTTGACTGCTCAACACCAAAGTCATTAAATGATTTGGCAAGTTTATGATATGAGTTGTTTCTTTGTGAGCCGTTGTAATGTTTCTTAAACCATACCATCAACCTATTAGCAATGTCATCTTGATCCTGGATAGGTATGTTAGTTACTGAGCCAAGTGTTGAGGGATCAATTACTTTATCCT